AAGATAAGAATGCCATGACTAAAGCTGACATGGAACAAATGATAGCTAAGGCTAATTCATCCCAAGGCTACCAGACGATCAGAGTAGTCACCCCGCTACAGATCAATGGAGCCGAAGTTGTTGAACCTACCAATGCAAACGAATGAACAAATGGCTTTTACTCCTACTGTTGTTTCCTACAGCAGTAAGGGCAAATCAAATAACACCACAGTTCACCCAAGGGAGCATGCAGGCTACCACAACCACGACACAGGTAATAACCGAAGTTATAGACCAAGAGGTCTTTGGAGGTACTTACAACAGCTGGTCAGGAACAAACGTAGTTCCAAGTGGGGATATCAGAGACTCCAACACTACCTATACAGTACACACAGCAGGGGAGCAGTATCAACTAGAGACTGTGACGAGACCTGCAGGAGTAGTAGAACAGATCGATATAGACAGAACAATTACTACAAACGCTGTTACTACATCCTTGTCGGTATTCTCGCAATAGGTAACCCAGCTATGGCTGAGGTTTACAATAATGCAGCTCCGACAAGTACTGCAACAGGAAATGTTACTAACCAGGCGGTGCAGTTCCAAAATAATGGATCACCGTCTAGGCAGAACTATGGTGGTGGGATAGCCTGTAATGGACCCACCATGACCTTAACCCCCTTTTATATGGGTAATGACACTATACCATATGATAATACAAGTTATGTAACAAGTAACAACTGGGGTGCACAACTTAACTTCATGGTACCGCTTGATTGGGGAACAGTTAATAGATGTAAAGCTATTGCTAAACGTCAAGAGGAAAAGCTACGGCTTGACTATGAGCTTGTAAGAGCACTTAAATGTGCAGAGTTACAACAGAAAGGATTTACATTTAGACCAGGATCACGGGTAGAGCACATGTGTCATGATGTTGTACCGATAGCATTATTAAACAAAACAACCACTGAATAATGGAACTACTATTTTTATCTGAACCCGCCTTTTGGGTGATCATTGCTTTAGCATCAGAACTGATCGCTTTGTCTCCACTTAAGGAGAACAGTGTCATCCAAAGTATTCAAACTCTACTCAATAAACTAAAGCCGAGCGATGAGCCGGAAAGAAATGACTAAGAAAGCAACAGAAGACCAATTCAATGAGTTACACAATCTAGTCACTAAGGAATTCCTCAAGAGGGTTAAGAGCGGTGAGGCTACCGCTCATGAACTCAAGGCTGCCTGTGATTGGCTAGTAAAGAATGATATCAGTGGTGTTGCTTTAGAAGGTAACCCATTACATAAGCTTGCAAGTGTTATGCCACAAATAGAACCTGAACTTGTACAGAGGAGACTGTATGGCAAAAAGTACTGACTACTATAACAGTAATGCTGATGCGTTAAAGATCAAAAGAAAGTACCAAGCTAAGTATAATAAGAAGCCATCTGAAGTTGCTAGACGCACTAAGTTAAACGCAGAGAACCGTAAGAGAGGTACCTATGGGAATGGTGATAACTTGGATGTCTCGCATAAACAAGGAGGGGGCACCAAGCTCGAAGGACAAAGCAAAAACAGAGCAAGAAACAGAGGAAAAGCGTGATGGCAGGGAAAAAGAGAAATAGAGGTAACACTAAGTACACCAGACAACCTGGCCAAAAGACTGTACCTGGTGAATTTGAGGGTACACCAGAGCAATACATACAAATAGCCAAGATGATGGAATCATTGCCAGGCGGGTATAGCGGACGGCAACTGATAAAAAGTTTTGGAAGACTTATTGAAGAAGATGATGAACGTGGTAATTATGGTTGGAATTTACTACCTGTAAAGGATAAACGTGGGCAATGGAGTATAAATAGAGTTAAAGATGTCTCGAAAGTTAATACAGAAGGTAGGGCGATGACAGAAAGCATACCTGATAGAGTAAAGAAAGACATACTTGAAAATTATGGTCCTGAGGAATTGAAGAAATTCACTAAATGGGTTACAAGTGGTCTTGCTGCAAAGGAGTTTCAAGCTAACCTAATTACTGCATTTACTGATAAGAAATATGATAAAGGTCATTGGAGTGCTATTCAGAAAAACTTTACAGGACATACAGCGCCTTGGAATTGGGATTGGGTAGGTAGAACGGCGCACGTTGGTTTGAATTTAGATCCTGAAATTGCTAAGGAGAACAGACGTAGAGGTAATAAAGCTGATCCATCAGAACAATTCTTAGTAAATGCTGGTGTACCTAGAAACTGGATGGAAGCATTTATATATTATAAAGATAGTCAAGGGCTAGCTAACAGAAAAGAAATAGGATTAGGGTCAAAACGACTTGGTGATATTGCAGCTGAAGAGCAACTTAGATTACAAGGTAGTGAAGATGCTCCACAACTTGCACCTGGTGACGATAGGACACCAACACAGGTTATGGAAGACCAAGTTAATACACTTGCCATTCAAGGTGATACAGTAACTCAAGGTATCAATAAGGCTGTAGCTAGGACTAACACTTTAGCACTTGCTATGCAAGGTGCAGAAGCTGTTCTAAGTGGTGATTATAATGAAGGTGCTATTAAAGCATTACAAGCTGTAGCACCAATGTTACCTGCAGGTATGGGTAATATTACCCAATTAGCTAGTTTAGTCTTAGAGAAAGGGCAGGAAGAAGGCGTCGAACCTTTTAGTTCTGTACCTGACCATACACGAACTGATGATCAAAGAAGGCATGACGTTAATATGGAGCAGTATAGGGAAGGGCTAGGTCAATCCCATGAATATTTAAGTGAAGTACTAAGAGAAGAAGACCGACAACGTGAAATTGATTATAAAACGCGAGTGAATGCTTTAGATTTTGGTATTACAGAGCGGATTGACCACTTATTTGGTGGGCAAGGTATGACACAAGAACAGGTAGATGAAGCAGAAAATCAAGAAGAAAACTTACAAAGCAGACTACAAAACAACAAAAACTTTCTAAGCACACTTGTAGCATGAACACCCAAGGAATGACATCAGCAGGGCAGAACTTCCAATTCTGTCGTAAAGCTAGACCACATAGCGACTTCGGACCACTGAAAGTCGTTAAACAAGAACCATTTTCAGATATGGAGATTGCACAGTTAGATGCGCTAATCAAGAAGAATCTGAACGAACTATTTGACCCGATTTAATTATGTTTGCACCATGGACCCAGACAGAAGAAACACCTGAAGAACAGCCACAGCAGAACGAGCCGCAAAAGCTAGATGAAAAAGCACTCGCTATATGTAATAAAGTTGAATCAGATTATGCTAAAAAGCTACGAATATGGTATGATAACACCGGCTCGTCAGCTGCGCTGAAAGAACTTACTAGATATGAAGGAATATTGAAGGACACCTGTCTAGAAAGAGCAAAAAAATATGGTTACTGGGACCCAATAGGTGAAGTTGAAAAGATTTGGAAAGGTATTTTTGGTAAATGACAGACGTACTAACAGCATTACAAGACGACTTCAAACTATTTCTACAAGCATTATGGGGACAACTTGACCTACCTAGTCCAACACGTGCCCAGTATGCAATTGCAGACTACTTACAAAATGGTCCGAAGCGTCTCCAGATCCAAGCCTTCCGTGGTGTTGGTAAATCATGGATTACTGGAGCGTTTGTGCTTTGGACTTTATTTAAAGATCCAGAACGAAAAATAATGATTATATCCGCCTCTAAGGAACGGGCGGATAACATGTCTATCTTCTTGCAAAAACTAATCATTGAAACACCATGGCTGAATCACTTGCAACCCAAATCGGACGAATCCAGATGGTCGCGTATAAGCTTCGACGTAAATTGTTCGCCTCACCAGGCACCAAGCGTAAAGTCGGTGGGCATCACTGGACAACTAACCGGAAGTCGCGCCGATTTAATGATTCTAGACGACATTGAAGTTCCTGGCAACAGTATGACCGAATTAATGCGTGAAAAACTTCTACAATTATGTACCGAAGCTGAATCTATCCTCACGCCAAAAGATGATAGCCGTATTATGTATCTCGGGACTCCTCAGACTGTTTTTACTGTTTATCGTAAGCTGGCTGAGCGTAACTACAGACCTTTTGTCTGGCCCTCAAGATACCCAAGAAAAGACAAACTTAGTCAATACGAAGGACTATTAGCACCTCAGATCCAAGAAGATCTTGATATGGGTGCTGAAGAATGGCATGTAACAGATCCAGACCGCTTCGATGACGAAGATCTCCTAGAGCGTGAAGCAGCTATGGGTAGATCCAACTATATGCTTCAATTCC